AATTTTTGCCGGGTCTTGTGATGATAGAATCGATTTCGTGGAAGGTACAGTTGTTGACCTCATCGAGGATGATGATAGAATCTTGAATGGTCACACCTCGAACGAATGAGGTCGGAATGAACTCAATCACACCCTTGCTCTTGAGGATGCTGTAAGCATCAGCCCTGCCGAAGAGTTCGGTGCACAGCGCAATGTATGGTGCCTCATAGACACCGATCTTTTCCTCAATAGATCCTGGCAAGAAGCCGATGTCTCTAGTTGGAAGAACCGATCTGACGATCGTAACCTTCTTCTGGGCTACATCGCCAGCCATCATGTCTTGAAGTGCCATAGCCAAAGCTAGGAAGGTTTTACCGGTTCCTGCCATTCCATGAAGCAGTAGATTATCACCACGATTGTACGCAGCCATTGCCAAGGACTGGTTATCAGTTAGGGGTTCAACCCTTTGCATCCTGAAATGTGTCTTGAATGTTGGAGAATCCACTTGTTGGACTGCTCCTTCCATGAGACGACGCTGTCTCTTTGTCAGCGGCTTAGTTGACTGCATTTTGACCTCTCTATGGGGGTTCTTGTTTTAATACACGTTAATGTTGCTCTGCCTCCCGGCGCCTTTATGGATCCCCTTGAGGAGATCCCTAAAACCCTCAGACGGTTTTGCGGTTACCCCACTAATGAGTGCTGGGGCCTTAGCGGTCCATACCCTCTCCAGATGGGGATTCTCTTCGAGATAGGAGTCGTAAGCGGACATGGAAATGACCGCATCGAACTCTTCTTCGGTGTCTTTGTTTCGGAATGTGTAGGTTGGGATGACCGTGTTCCTTTAAGCCGCGGCAGGCTCAGGAAGATTCAGTTGAGGCAGCGCCTCACGAATCAGGTCAGCTGTCAGACCATAAGGAAGCTTCTTGTCCTTGATGGAGATGAGCAGCTCGGCGTCAGCCGGTGCCAGGGATTGGAGAACATCAACGAAGATTTTCTCACGCTGCAGTTGCTTTAGATGGTTACCACCACCGTCGAGGAACATATACAGCTTCTTCACCTGACGGAACATCACGAACTCTTGGTTGTCCATGTCGTTCTTGTTATATGGAGGTGATCCTTCAGGCAGGAGCCATTTCACTGAGGGATGCAGGCCCAGGATAAGAATGTCTGCGAGTGCTGCACTGAAGTTTGCCTGCAGGAAGGCGATCTTTTCCTGCTTGGTCTTTTGCTTGGAGGTCATTTCAAGGACCTGCGCGATGCCTAGGGTCTTACGTTCCATTGTCTAGTCTCCGTTGGTGATTAGAAATCACCGATTGCTTCCATGAGGTTCTTAAGCTTGAACTTCACGAAATAGTTGAACAAATCTTTGCGAGGTTTATTGGCCTGCGCATTAAATGATGCCAAGATCTCGTCTTGGATTCGTTGCGGTATCTCAGTCATACTTATGAGTTGGCGATTACGGGCAAGGTTCCTTTGGAGCGTTTCTGGCGAAATTATCTTTTTAAGACAATCCGCTTCATAGTTTTCCTTCAAGAGGGCCTCGAGCCTGCCAGCCGTCAGGGTCGCTTGGCGGACGCCGCGGACAAGCACATCATCATTGGAAAGGACGTTGGGAACACCATCGCCGGTATCACCCTTGATGACGTGTTCCTTCAAATATGCCTCGGGTGAATTGTGCTTGACCCACTTTTTGAGGATAGGATTGAACTGATCGACGGCCGGGTGATTGTGGAGCTGAACGAAATCCTTGTCGCCAGAGATGATCAGGATACGTTGACCGAAGTTCATGCCGTGTTCGAAGCAGAGTGTAGCAATGATGTCATCAGCTTCGGCTCCATCGATCTCGATGATGCGATACGGGAAGTACTCCTTTAGCTCATCGCGAATGTTGTGAAGGGCTTTGAAGATGACCTCCCAGTCCAGCGGAGATTCGTCGCGGTTCTTCTTGCGGTTGGCTTTGTAGTAGGGGAAGACGTCCTTGCGCCAATAGTGGCGGGAGTCACATGCGATGACCAGCTCGCCGTATTTCGATTTGAACTTTTGGTTATAGGCTCGGATTGAGTTCAACGCCATGTGCCGAATGAGGCCTTCATCGACCTCGGCGTTCTTGGAGTTGCCAATCTGTACGAACATGCTGGCGAGCATGACCTGATTGAGGTCGAGAATCATCATTGGCGTTGTGCCTTCATTATCAATTGTAGGGGTTATCTTGCTGTGTTAGCGCAGGCGGTATTCAAGTCGGTGACGTTGATTCTGTCGCTAATCTTATGAAGGCCATGATCCATTGCTTCGGATCTAAACATGATGGCCTTCATTGATTCAACTATGAGTGCGACGTCTTGGACATATGCGTCCCCGGATACGTCGTAACCGGCAGTTATTAACATTCCTAAGAGTTCGGGGACGATCTCATCGACCGTCTCCTCAATCTCAGTTAGTTTATCTCGGAGGCCTGAAGGACTCTCTTGCTTTTGCCGTTTCGGGAACGGGATTATTCTTGCACTCATTTGAACACTTTTAGTAGGAGCACATCTTCAGAGATACGCCCGGAGGGGATGGAAGGTTTGGAGTTGATTTCTTCATAGCGTTTCTTCATGAAGGCAGCCGTACCATTCAGGTAGGTCTGGAGTTGCACCTCAGGCTTGCGGAGGTTCTTGCCTTGGACCTTACTTTCGTCATAGTTGACGATGCTGGTGCCCTTGATTGAAAGGGTCTCACCATCCTTGGCGGTGTAGACAATCAACTTCTTGTATTTATGATTGTAGGCATACAAGGTAGAAGCACCGATGATGGAGGCAGGGTCAATAGACACCACCTTCAGGGCAGGCATATCCTTCATGTGCTTGAAATATTTCAGGAGCTGCTCAGTCGACTTCTTCTTAGGAGTCCGAGCAGTTCGAATGGTCTTGGCCTTGTTGGCGTACCAACGTTCGCTGTCTTCGATGATGGAATACAGCTGCTTCAGATATGTATCGATCTGCTTCTTGGTCAGCTTGGCATAGGCCTCGTTGAGGTCCTTGTCCTTCTTGGTCATCAAGAGGCGCATCTCGGCCATCAGAGGGCGATAGTAGTCGGCCACGGCCTTGGCCCAGCCCTTCTTGATATCGTTCTTCTGGAGGTAGTCGTACATGTCGAACGGAACGGAATAATCCGAGGCGTAGAAGCCATCGAGCATGGACTCAACATCAGCGATCACGGCATCTTGAGGAGGCGGGGTGTATCCGCGGTCGATCGCTTTGACGGCCTTCTTCTCGACCTGACGTTCGGCGATCTGAGTCATCTCCAAGAGTTTCTGTTGGAGGAATGCCCGGCTCTGAGTCGGTAGAACCGTACCACGGTCCTTCATCCGGCACAGCCAACCCACAGTCGTGGAGAAATAGGCCTCAGGGACGCGCTGGAGCGTCTTGGCGGTGGCAGGGCTGACCTTAGTGTAATAGTCCACAGCCCACTTCTTCGCCTCAGGCGGTCCGTAGAAGTGGTTGTACCACGTATAGGCTCGAGTCAGTCGAACATCGTTGTTCTCCAGATCGAGGCCCTCGAGTTCAGGCTCGAGCCCGAGATATTTGGTGTCCACCATCTTCGGTGTACGGGGAAGAGGAATCTTCTTGGGTTTCTGTGTACCGGTACCGCGCTTCTTGATAGTGGCAGTCGACATGATTAAGGAACCTTAATGGAGAACACTTCCCCCCTTGGGAAGGCTTTCGGTGGGTCGGAGATCTGAACCTCTTCAAGCAGGTCTTCCCACTTGTCGAGGACAGTCCCCCACTCATGTACCAGTTTAGCATGTCTTGAAGAATAAGTACATGGCCCTTCGTAGTTTTTTATCGCCCAAGAAAGTTCTTGATGGAATTTGTTGGCGTGGACGCTTGGATCTGGGTGGAAGGTATATTGTTTCGTTAACCCAGCCGAGGTCTCAGGCAGCGCTGCCAGGTTCGAATGGACACATACGAGTCCAGCCGACATAGCCTCAATGAGGACCAGGCAGCTCGTCTCAGGCCAAATGCTCGGATAGGCCAGGATGTGGGCCTTCTCAAGAGCGGCACGAATCACCGAGTTAGGCTGTGCACCGTGGTTGGTGATGCCTGGGTGCCCCTCCATTGAATCAAAGAGGGACTGATATGGAGCGTCTCTCTCACCCCAACCGTAAAGGTTGAAGGAGCTATAGACGTCGAGGTGGATCTTGTCGCCATAGAATTTATAGAGGCGCTCGTACACAGGAACTAAAAGCTCCAGCCCACGGTGCGGGGTTGAGAAATAGATCAGGTTGATCTTGCCGTCTGGCTTCTCATGTTTGGGAATTGAGGTGATGGCATTGGGGATGACTACGCAGCGTTCCATCGGTAGGTTGTATCGTTGAGCGTAGCCCCAGAGTTGCCAGTTCGATACGAACACGAATCGATGGAACCGGTCTCTTAGCTGAGGATCATGAAGGAACTCAGACTCCGG